TCCTCCAATTCGCCATCGGAAACCAAAGGTTTTTCCTCTTCTTTTTTTTTTACTTCTTCAACAACGTCTGTTTCAGTCGTGTCTTCTAAGTAAGACAAATCGACTGCCTTTGGGTCAAACGCCTCAGTCGTGTCCTCTAAGTAAGACAAATCGACTGCTTTAGGGTCAAACGTATTTAATGAATCTTTTTTTTCCTCTTCCATATTTATTCAGTGTAATCTGCTGGTAATTTATTTTGAGCTTTTAAAGCAGCTATAGCATTCTCTCTTTTTAAGTTGCTTTTTTCCATAACCCTTTCTATTAGTTTATTATAGTCTATAGTGGGTTCAGCTTTTGCTGTTTCTATTTCAACATCAACATCTTCTTTTAAAGGTACGCCATTCTGATTAAATTCTTTAATATCTAATGGCTTATTAACCCTCGCTGATTCATATAGGTTTCTTAAAAAATATGCTATAGCTGGTGGAGCAATACCACCTTCTACACTAGAATCTATTTCATCACGAGCAATAGGGTCTATATTAAATGGTACAACATAATCTTTACCTTGATATGAAAACTTAATAGCATTTTGGCTCTCTTTGCCTCCATATTCTTCTATGTATTGAGGAGCTGTAAAGTCAATGTTTGTTTTTTTCATTTCAGAAGCCATATTAGCACCTATATTGTTGACAAGAGGTTTTACATCCTTAACATATAAATCGCCTTTTGCTGCTGCTAGTTCTGTGTCAGGCTTAATCTTGGCTTTGCCTTGATTAATCAACACATCTTGCAACTCATTATAATCCTTAGTTATTCCTGTTCCTGTTCTTATGCTGCCTGTGCCTAGGCTTCCTAGTTTAGCAACATCAAACTTATCAGTGCTTATTCCAGAAACATCTGCTTGTGTAAGTCTGCCACCAGTAAACAAGCTGCCAACACCTTTAGCAAACTGCTGAGGAGACTTTCCTGCATAACTATAATTAAAATCTTTAGTAGTAGATCCTATTTGCTTTCCATTGTCATCATAGGTTATTATCCTAGCTGTTACAACTACTCCATCATCTGTTCTTCTTATATCATCTACAGTTGCTGATTTGTTTGCCCCTGTTTCTCCAGGAATTGGTATCCCTTTTAATGTTTCTGCTGCCGACTCCCAATCAGCTTTAGTTTGAGCAGTCATTAATTGTTGAGCGTTGCTAACAACAAAGCTCCTTTGTTGAGAAGCTGCTCCTTCTTTAATTTCTTGTGCAGTCTTCTTTTGAACTTCTTCAGGTGTTTCTTTTCTAGCAACTTTAGCTCTTGATTGATTTTCAAATAATTCTTTAGCTCCCTTTTTTGCGCTTACAAAGTTTTTGTGGTCTGAAACAATAGCAACCTCTTGTCCATCTTTACCATTCTTTTCTAACAATATTAAGTTAGCATCTTTGTCAGCTTCAGTTTTATCGAAAGTAAAACCCCAGTCTTGGTCTGGGTTTGGAGGAGTAACCCCTTGATTAGTGATTACACTCAGCGTGTTGAAGTCATTAAATGAAAACTCTCTCCATTCGTTTTCTATATATTTTTTTGCTCCTTCTTTTTCTAGCGCATCTTCTACAGTTTCAAATCCTGTAATGTTAGCAGCCACATATGCCCCTAAACCCTTTGCTAAGTTAGTGGTGTAAACATCTAAATCTTTATTTAAGTATTTCCTTGGTGCTTGTGTGTTTGCACTAGCAATTGAGTAAATGTCTGTAGGGTTTTTACTTATGCCACCTGTCTTAGGGTCTATCTTTCCAAAATATGCTTGCCCTGAGTCATCCATATATATGGCATGGTTAGTAAGATTGGTAAACCCTTCAAATTGGTCAGACAAAAAAGCATCTAACTTTTGTCTTTCTACCAATCCTGTTGCTTTGTTTATAACTTTATCTTGGCCTTCTATAGCAGCTTTTCTGTAATCTGCAATGGTGCTTACAAAAGTATTTAGGTTTTGAGCAGACCTGTTTACATTGTTGGTGGCAATCAAAAACTCATCTCTGTTCATTTTGCCTTGCTGATATAGCCTGTTAAACTCAAGGTTTTTTTGTGATGCGCTTTCTGAAAACTGTATTGCTCGTTGCGCCACTACATCTCCTGTGGTAGCTGCTGTTTGGTTGGCTTTGTCTAGCTCTCCTTGTAGATTAGTAAGGTTAGTGCGAATATCTCCACTAATCTCTTCTCGTTTTTTATTGCTTGCCTCTACAGCCTTGTCAACTTGGTCAGTAATAAAACTATAATCTACAGCTTGGACATCTTGTAAATACGAAGATCCTAAATTTACTTTACCTATTCTGCTTGCTCTTGCCATTTATTTATTTTTATTAAGGTGTTACTGTAGGGATGTTGTTACTAAACATTGGGCTAAAATATAATCCTTGCAAGGCAGGGTCTAGTTCATCTTCATTAGGATTAAACAAATAACTTGGAATCCCATATGTAGGGTCTGGCATCATCATGTTTTGTTGTTGCAATAAAGCTCTATCTCTATCTGCGCCATATAACATTTGAGATAAACCAGAAGATACTGTAGGATTTATGTTGTTTAACCCTCCCATTGTTGCTGGTCTTAGTTGTTCTTGCAATATCGTTTCTGTAACAGAACCTGGAGTAAGGCCAGCCTGAATAGATTTTTCTTCTAACTCAATTGGTGTAAAACCTACTGGCGATGTAGAGGCATCTATAGAACCTAAGCTTGCTAGTTGTTTTGCATCTAAGTTTGTTGTTAAAAACTCTTTAAGTTGCTTTCCAGTTGGTGTACCACCAGCATATAAATCTTGTAATCCTTTTGCAAACTCTGGATTTTCCATTAGTAGTTTTAGGTCAGGATTTGCCACATCTAAACCTGACAAGAACGCAGATGGGTCATTGACATCATATTGTCCTAGCTGCCCAGCTACCTTTCCTAAATATTCTACAGGCATATCATCAGTAGCTTTTCGCAGTCCTCTAAATGCCCTGTTTGCTTCTCTTCTAGCCATTACTTGTGGGTCTGTTAGACCAGTTGCAAAAGTGCCAGCTAAATCAGCTAACCCCTTTACCATGCCTTGTGTGTATTGGTTTTGAAGCCTTTTACTTTGTCTAGCATTTTCAGCAGCTTGTTTAGCTTGTGCCAGTTCGATGTTTGCGATATCTCCTGCTATGCCTGACTCTTCTTGCGCTATTCTTAGCTCTGCCATTTGTTGTTGTTTGGCAAGGTCTTGATTAATTTGGTCATAAGCTCGCAATCCTATTTGCGCCTGCCTGGCTGCATCTGCAGATGCTGTGCGCTGGTCTGCTTGTCCTAAGTTTTGTTGTGCTAATACTTCTTGTATTTGATTTAATCTTTTTCGTGATTGGTCAACACCTATACCTAGCTTCTTAAAAGGGTTTACAGACAACCTTTTTTTTGCCTGTTCTACAAACTCATTGCTTTTTCTTAAATTGTCAGCAGCTAAAGATTTTTCCTTAGAAAGTCCTAAAGCACTCATGCCTGTTTGTATTCCAGCAGCAGTGGCTTTAATTGCAAGCATCGCAGTAAATGGATCCATATTAAATTAATTTATACAAATATACGAATTTTAAGATTGTCGTGGAGATGGATTACTTATCATAACATCAGCGCCTACTGCAAATAGTTCTACAGGGTCAGTGCTAGTGTTTGTTAAAGTAAACTCTAGGTAGTGACCTAATAATCCATTTGACTCGCCAATAGAACTTTTTACAGAAAACAAAACATCTCCCACAAAAGGAGGAATTAATGCACCCACTGTACTTGGGTTGACTACAATTTCATTTGCTGTAAAGTCTAAAGCTGTAACACTTCCTATTGGCCTAGGGTTAGGAACACCTGCTGCATCATATATAATATTCCCTGTAGATATAAACACAGGATTTAATGTGCTATCTGGCATATTTATTCTCCACTCAGTTGCTCCCACCACATTTGTAAGACCTGCTTCGCCAATCCCAATAACTGACCTAAGTTGAAGTGCTGGGATAATATCATAAGTTGACCCTGAACCAGAAGGTGGCAATTCTGTAGTTCTGATAAAAGCAAAATAATCACTTTCTTTTTTTTCATAGTAATCAGCATTGATAAACCCTGTAATCTTATCAGTTAAAAATGTACTCTCCCAACTATCGTCAGACTCTAAATAAAAAGCTTTATATACTTTGTTTACTAATGGCTGTTGGTTTACTACACTAGTTACAGTAGATTTAGCTATGGCTGGGTCAGTAATACCATAAAACACATTTCGTTGATTATTGGTGTTGTGCTGAAACAAATTGCCTCCCTTGAATGTATATAGATAATTGTTCATTCCAATTATCTTTTCTGGTTCATAACTATAAAAAGACACCCAACCTTGAATGCCACTGTCGTATGATAATGTATATGGTGTTGCCATGTTCTTTATTTTAACAGCTACCTATGCTGACTATTACACTGTTTTCATCTAATTCAAAATACCCTCCTACAGGTGCAGGGAATGAAGCAGACTCGAATTTAAAAAATTGTGTTGTTCCTGGCCCAATGCCTACTACAGATGCTAAGGTAACACTAGCGTTGGAGTTGGCGTACATTATATCATAAAGGCCTGGGTCTCCATCAGTTCCTGTAACAGGGCCATTATAGTATGTATTAACAACACCTGAAGCACAAGCAAGTGGTTGCGTGGCTTGATTTGAACCCACTAAAAATCCTACCAATGGAGCTGGACATAAATTAGTTAAAGAAAACGCTTCAGACTGTCCACCAATAGGGCCATTAACAATAATTCTAGCCTCTTGCACATCTGCTGTTAATTTAGGAATAAACATAACTACATCTCCAGGCGCACCAGCAGTGCCACTAAAATCTGCAGGTGCAATATTTAAACTTTGCGATGTGCCTGTAGGACTAAAAGAAGTTCCTGCTGCATCTCCCTGCCACTCAAAATCAGATACCAAATATGGAGACCTGTTAGGGAAGTCATAGGCTGTGGCTGTTGGAGTATCTCCATAATATGGGCCATCTAGCCAACCAAAATTGCTAGAGCTACCTCCAGTATAAAATGTTCCACTTCCTTTAGGAAACTCTACCTGAATAGAGTTGGGTAAACTTACTGGAGTAATACCTACCTTCCATGCACCAGCACTAGTTAAAGAAACATCAAATGTATATATACCTTGTTCTGTAGTAGCCCATCCTCCACTTGGCAAAGTTCCACACACGCCACCAGAACAAAAAGGACAAGTTGTAGGGTTTCCTAGTAGTCCAGATGTTTGTTGTCTATATATTCCACAGCTTTGATAATATCCATCAGCAGCCTTTGTTGTTAAATTAACATTTGTATAAACTGCAGTTGCATCTTCAAATTTGTCTGCATCTATATAATATGTTCCTAATGTAGCCATTTTAACAAGTTTGTTTTAAAGATATAACACTAAAAGCAGAAACTGAATCATCTACATAAATTAAATCTCCAGTTGATACTTTATACCAACCCCCTGGCAATGGTATTGTTTGAGCATTGTCTTGCCATACTTTGTCATCAAGCTCTGGGCCTGTGCTTTTTCCTTCGTAATAGTACGTTTCAGTATAAGCAGCTACTGGGCATAATGTTGTGCGATCAGCAGTGACAGTTGAGGTAGACATAGAATACAACCCAACACAAGTCGTGCAATCACAACACGCATCTGCAGCAGAAGCTGCATCATAACATAAATCTATTTCAGAAGAACTTCTATAATCCCATACTAAGTAAATATAATCTCCACTGTTAATTACCAAGTTGGGGGTTACTCCTTTATAAACATTGGGTGCTTCAGTAGAGTCTAAAACTGCAGGAGTCATGTTTGCTAATACTGTTGCTAAAGGAACAGAAGCATTTGTGACATAATAGTTCAAACTATTTTGAGTTGGGTCAAACTGAAAATCATCAGTAGTTTGCTTGTTAGAAACCAAGGTAACTATAGATTCATGAACAGGTATTCCAGGCTCGCCCTGAAATCCTGACCTTGTCGCATCTTGAGATACAATAGGAAATTCCCCAGATGATAATTGCAGATTAGTGCTATCGCCTGGATAATCAAGATTGTTGAAATTATAAGAGTATTGGTTAGTAATACTTTTTGATGCGTCTTCATTGCTGTTAACTGTTAGTTGAACTACTGTAGCTGGTATTCTTGTAGTACAGTTAAATGTAAGTGTCCCTTCTGCTGTAGTAGCAGCATCATTGCTTACAGTAATAGTAGCTATGTTAGGAGATGGATTAAGCTTATTAAACGTAGCAGTACCAGAACCTGTCAAGTTGTTGTAAGTGGTGTTAATGCCATCGTGGCTTATATTGATATCAACTGAACCAGCAGTGATATTATATGTTATTCCTGTTACGCCAACATAGTTACCATAGTCTATTTTGTAAATAAACGAATTGTCTTCAGCTACAACAATATCTCTTACAGCGCCACAATCCAATATAGGAGTGTCTATGGGGACTTGTATATTGTTAGAGTGTAACACATATTCATCCATGTAAGGATCATAACCACCTAGCTTTTGAGTATAAAAACTTTCTTGAAATAAATCCCTAAACCAAGAGTCCATTCCTGTATCTGAAATAATCTGTAAAGCTTCAGATTGGCCTGCGCCTTGTAGCTTTAAAACTACACCTCGTTTAGCATCAGTAAAAAACTTTTCTTTACCCCACTGAATATAGCTTTCTGGGTTTTCGCTTATTCCATATTTTTCTACTCTAGCAATCTGTGTTCCTAAAACCTCTGGAACTGAAGTTACAGCTCCCCCTCCTGTAGAGTCACTAAGTAGGTTTTTCCCTGCAAGGACATAAGATATTTTGTCTTCTTGAAGAGTTAAAATATCAGTCTCTCTAGCATCTAAAACTTGTATTGCGCCAAAGGCTTGTTCACAAGATTTAAAGTTTGCCAACCCAAGATTAAACTCATTTAATCTATTTATGTTTTGTTCTGTTTGATATGTGCCACTATAAGTAATGTCAGCCTTTCTTCTGATAGCTTGATATTCCTCATCAATGACAGTGTTTGTTCTGCTTCCTAGCAAAAAGAATTGCTCGCCAATAGAGTCTAAAATTCTATAACTTTCAACACCATTACCAAAAGAAAAACAATTAAAGAAAGATAAATTTATTATGCCAGTTGTACTAGCTGCTATATCTTGGTCTATATCTCCATTGGCAGCTATGCCTAAGTGATTACCATCAGCATCAATTTGATATGTATCAGAACCTTCATAATATAAATTATCAATGGCTATAGATGGCTGAGTCTCAAAAGCGATTTGATTTCTTTTGTTAGTTATTTTTATATCAACAGTTAAATGGTTTTTCTTTTTATTCTCACACCACCTGTTGCCACTTACTACTCTAAAAAACAAATAATTATCGCCACCACCACCATTGGTTATGGTAAAAAACTGTATTTGAGATAAACCCTGAATAGCAGCGTAACTGCCAGCAGCACTACTTATAATTGGGCTGCCAGTTGAAACATTAAAAACACCACTAGCTAAATTGTCATAATAAACAGTGTTCCCAGGGCCTGAGTCATCAATACAATCAATGTTAGGGTCAGGGGCATTATTCCAAACAGCCTCCAATCCTTCTCCTTCCCAAAATTGTTTTAGGTCAGCGTAGTCTTGACTTGCTGTATATGATATATTGATTGATTGCTTCATTGCTCCACAATCTCCTCCACAATTAATTCCAGCATCCTCTCTAAATGCCTCCACAACTATTTCAACCAATGCTCCCTCTTCTATTTGCCACACATCAATATCTGCAGGCGCTGCTCCTTCGTTATACAAAGGATAGTTGACAGCTAAATATCTTTCATCACTACTACTTGGAGTAGACAACTTTTCAGTATATTTTCCATCTATCTCTTTGCTAGATATTTCTAATTGCCTAAAAGTAAGTGTCTCGTTACCCACTTCGCTTGTGCTGAAACACTCAGGCTTTATTGTCATATATGTCCCTGGGAGTTCAGACAAAGTCACAGGCGTTGCTGTGTCATCTCCACTTAAAAAGTTTCGTGCATATACATCTTTATCTATAACCTCAGACAAACAACATTTGCCTAACGACCCATAGCTATCAAACTTAGGTATTAAGAATGACCCTGCATCTACTTTTTGTTGGTTTTCGCCTTCTAATTGAAGCCACGTTCTATTATTGGATTGTAGTGTGTCATACCAATTAGTGGCATAAATAGTTTGATATTGATCCCTGTCAGGCTTCATTAAAAACCTATAGTGAGTTGCCCAGTCAGGAGCTGCTTGTCCAACAGGTATTCTAACTTGAACTTTATTTTGCTTAGTCATAGCAGAACAAGGAACATAAACACTATTGAATGGGCTAACTAATGCTGTACTTGCTCTTCCAAAATCATCTAAATATTCTATAGCAACCTCATAGTTCCTGTCGCTATGCAAACTTCTTAAACTGTCTTCTGTAGTGCTATAAACTTCGCCTGAAGTTATTTGAAACAACTCGCCTAAAGTTGGCGCTAAAGAAACGCCAGCAACATCCAAAAAGTTTACAGACAATATTCTTAATCCAAAAACATTAGGCTGTAAGGCTGTGGGAAATATAGTTTCAATAGGTTGTTGTGTTGTAGCAAAGCCAGACTCAAACGCAGCCCAATCAGCAGTTGGTGTTGTATTAATGTTACAATTAAAAACATCTGTAAGGCTTTGTCCTTGACTACAAGAGTTTAAGGGTTGTATTGAACCAGCAACTCCAATCGCTTGCAAAAAACCTGCGCTTGTCACTAAATCAAAAACTGTAGCATAATACTGTGGTAGCGTATATTGCAAAGAAATTTGAAAAGACCCTGACCCAATGTTTGTAGGATAGGCTGCGAGTCCAACAGGTGGCGTATTAAAAACGTACCATCCTGAATGCTCAATATCTATATTAATATTTAAAATAGAACCTGCAACCATACTAAATCCTGTCAAATCAAAATATATTACTTGACCTGTTTGGTTAACTGGTATATTGGTCGCACCAGACAACATGCTTGAGTTAGTTCTAATTGCTATTTGTTCAACAGCATATTCAGTTAAGTTTATGTTTTCAGTAATTAAGTTTGCTTCATACAATAATTCAGTTGGCTGTCCATTTCGAGACAAATCATATCCTTCTAAATAGTTGCCATACATTATTCTATTGCCCATTAATGTTTGAGCTTTTGCTAATCTTGGCACATTGTCAAACAACCTTAATATTTCAGACTGAGGTAAAACAGTATAGTTTTTACTGTTGTCAAAATCTATAGAATATGTGGTTTGGTTGGGGTCGATATCTATCTCCTCTGCAACCTTTATTACTGTTTCATCTCCAAACTTAAAACAAACCTGTATTTCTTCAACCTCATTAGCAGCATCTCCATCTACAGTTACTTTTACGCTGTTATACCTGTTTAACATGCCATCATTGGTAAAGTTATTGCCATTCAATCTAAAGTTTTGTGGATCAAAAGCAATTTGACTAAATGGAGATAGAGAGCTATATTCTCCTGTTTTATATTTCCATCTATATGCAAATGTTATAAACTTATCTTCAATGTAGTTTATCTCTTTATTTATGTTTTGCAATTCTATAGTAGGAGCAAACAAAGGTGGCTTTTTTATAACTAAAAGATTTGTGTCTTCAGTTAGGCCTAAATAAGTTTCTGTAACATCTATTCTTCGTGGCGCATTATAATTGTCAGTGAAAAACAAAAAGTCCTCAATCTTGTTAATTCCATTTATTAAATACGTAGGATTGAAGTTTAAGGCTGTGTTGTTTGAACCTGTTGCTTCAGCAGTAGCAATATAATTTAAAGTAGAGTTTAAGAAGTTATAAGAAACTATTAAGTCTACTTTGTCTACCCCTGGAGCTGGGCTGTTTGGGTCGTGAACAAACCAATAAATTGTTTCTTCTGCTCCATCTTCAAACGCCCCTATACATACAGCATCTGCAGATAGGTTTTGCCCACCATTTATTGGATACTGTAAAGTAGTTATTTGTGTGTTGCCTTTGGTGTTTTCTAACGCCCCTATGTCTGTGGTTTCAGTGCTACCAACTCTTACATTTAAAGCATCTACATATTCGCCATCTGGAACTAAGCGTTCATCAACGCTTTTGTTCATTTTTCCTTTTACAAAACTTCTAATAAACTTCATTACTTAAGCCATTTGTCTTGTCCTCTCAAGTTCATTAATAACCTTCCTGGATGGATATTACTTAATCTAATTTTTGCGTTTCTTAACAACGCTGTTTTTTGCTTTCTTGCTCTATCAACTATATACTCTTGAACTGCAAATTTGCTTCTAAGAATAGCATATTCAATATACGCATATATATATTCTTCAAATAACTTATTTACTGTTATCTTGCTGTTGTCTCCATTTTCCATTCCATCAGAAACATATTCTAATACACACGACTGTCCTTCCATTCCAGAGCTAAAATTTATAACCCCTGCTTTTTGGTCTACCCTAAAGGTTGGATTTTGGTTAGCAGTTTCTGTGTTTAGGCCATACCTTGCGCCTATTGTCCAATCAAAATACCAAGACCCATCTATATTCCACCCTTCGTATCCATTAAATGGACTACCCTCGTTTAGGTAAATACTTTTCTTTTGCTTGTCAAATCTAGACTGATCTAACTCTGAAGCATGGGGTCTCAAAATATTGCCATCTATATCAAACAATATTCTACAATCATTGTCTTGTAAATAAGCATCAGAACTAATTGCTTGTATGTTTTCAGTTAAAGGGAAAAGCATATTGTTTTTCCATAGCGATATTCTAATCCAATTAACATAATCTGGAGGCAACACAAACCTTAAGCTATCACATATGTCTAGTTGTAGAACCTTGGTTTCTTTAAACGCATCATAGTTTAATTCTTGAATGCCTCGTTTGGCATGGAATAATATCTTATAGGTAGGCTCATTGTTTATCAATGAGTGATTGCCTTGATACATTAACACAAAGTTGTTTACTATGTCTTCTAAAGACACGTATTGATAGCTGCCCCAGTTTGCATTCTCAGGGCTGTTGCCATTATTCTCATAATATTCGTAAGCTGATAAATATGCCATTATTATTTATTTTCTTGTGTGGTTTGCGCTTCTTGTTGCATACCAAATTTTACTGCTTCTAATTCTCTTACTGACAGTCCAGCAAACTGTAATATCTTCATTATCAAATCTGGCTGGTCAGAAAGTGGGAGTTCAAAGTCTTGATAGTCTGCATCTGAATCATTAAATACAGCTATACCTCCTGTGATAGTAGCGTATGTCCAGTTAGGTTTTTTAGGGTATCTTATATATGTAAGATTAGCCTCTAAGGTGTTAGTACCAGTAGGCGCTGGGTATAGCGTTAGTTGATTTCCTAAATTGCCATACGTTCCAGTTCCAGGCCCTTCAGTAACTGGTCTTCCCATTTGGGAAAACACATATGCTGGAAACTCTTTAGAGGGGGCTGTAAGATTAGACTTTAACAACCTTCTAATTTTATATTCTCCAACCCTTTCAGCTTCATTAGATGATATAAACACACCACCAGCATCTGCTAAAACCCATTCTACATTTGTCAATGTGTACCAATCGCTAGGCAAATCAAAGGTTTGAACTGAACCAGCACTAAGCGTTAAATTTTTAAACTGAGTAAAAGTATCTATTACTTCATTTATTTGCCTTCCTATATCTGCATGGCCAGTGCCAGACATTCTTTTATTCTGAGCGTTTATCTCATTGTTATATTCGTAAAAATAATCTTCAAACAAATCTAATTGCGCTTGTTCAGCAAAAAGATTGAAGTCTAGTGGAGAAATATACCCATAATTATTCTTATTAAGAATAGAGAGAACTGTCTCTCTAACTTGATTTATTTTTGACATTTCATACTATTTATTACAAAGATAACTAAAAAAAAAAGAGGGCGCATTTTTATGCAGCCCTCCTCCTTTGTAAAAATTAAGTATTATACTATTAGCTTAACGCAATCGCAGTAATCGTACATGGAATGAGTGGATCAGCAGCAGTTCCTGGTAGCTGACTATCAGCAGTATAAAATGGAGATTGCCAACTCGTTCGTAAACCATTTTCTAGCTGTTCCATAACCCAATCACGCATAGTTGTTGCATTTGCAGCAATAGCACTATGAGTAATAGTAAGCAAGGTTTGACCAGCTACAGAATCGTTAAAAGTAATAGTTACAGTTGATGTTGAAGCTTGTAAAATAGAAGTAATTCCTGCAGTAGGTATTAATCTATATCCTGCTGTCTCATCAGCAGCAGTAACGAATAATTTCAAATACTTTGTCATTATTAAAAAATTTAATGAAATAATAAAAAGCAAAGATAAGAATTATTCTTCTAACATAGACTCAAGCTTTGTCTCTAACATTTTTAGAGTCTCAATGCCCTCTTCTGATTGTAAATAAGATGCCACAATGTAATCTCTTCCCTCGCCAAAAGGAACAGTAAGCATTTTCTTCTTATTGCCTTTCCAATTAAAATGAACATTTTTGTTGCTTTTGAAATCTAAAATTCCATAAGAAAAGAAATTAGCTGTCTTATACATTAACTCTAACATAGGGTCATTTAAAACATCTAAGAAGTCTTTTGGGTTTCTGCGAGCAAAAACAAGAACATCTCTTTTTATTTCTGCGCTTGACATTTTATCTGTATTCAAACCTAGCCCTGCCTTAGCAACTTGCTCTGCTCTTGTAATGTCTAATTGGCGAGCTTCAATTAAAGCATCTACTTCAATATTCATAGCTTCAACTTCTGTCGCTGCATCTCTTTCATTATCAACCTCGACAAATGTTGATCCATTTTCAGGATGGTAGTGTAGGAATTTTTGAAGAACTTGGTTTTCCTTTTTAACATATAAGAAACCATCTTCAAAAACAATTGGCTCTAATATAGCGTTGCCATCTTGTTCGTCTTCAAAAGGAGACTTTTGGTTTCTGGCATATCTTAATGGTTTGTTTACGCCTTCATTAGAATCAAAATAAAGTAAAGGCTTTCTTCGTGTATGCTTTGCTGAAAGCATAAAAGACATAGGAGCAATATTTCTTTTTAGCTTATACGCCTTGTCCACATATTTTGCTGTGTTTTTTTTCACTGTATTATATTTAATTAGATTTTAAAATAAAAGGGGAGGCAATCCCTCCCCTTTCTGCATAAATTATGCTTCAATCAAGAAGAAGTTGTTAGCACCTAAAGTACAAACAGCTCTTTCTGATAGGAATTGAACCTCCATTGCATCTAAAGAAGATGTTCTTGCACCACCAGCAGAACCAGTAATCCAAGTCTTATATCTTCTATCTTCAGTCTCAGAAGCTCTGTAACGAACGTGAAGGAAAGGTCTCTTAGCGTTCTTACCAAGGATTTGGTCATAAACAGTAGTAGAACCAGCAGGAACTAATAGTCCAAAGATTTTACCACCATCTAAATCTCCTCTCATAGAAGGATCGTTAAGATATTTCCAGTCAGACTTATAGAAGTCATAACCTCTTCTGAATCCAGTGAAACCAAGATTCAAAGCCATTTCCTCATCGTTGTCAAACAATCCATAAGAAGTACCACCTGCGCCATAAGAGTTTTGAGCAGCCAACATATCATCAATGTCGAAGCTTAATTCTCTGTTAACGAAGATTACGTTCTCCTCGATAGCACCTTGCTTGTCAAGTCTTTGAATGATAGAATCAAAGTCAGCTAGAGTAGAAGGAGAACCACTGAATACGTTTCCTCTTTGCTCTACAACATAGAATACACCTTGAGAACCATTTGCATCTCCTGCATTGTTGGCGTTGTCCATAGGAACAGCTTCAATCATAGCAGTTTCTAAATAGTCATCAAAACGAAGTCTAGTGTCAGACTCAGATTTTAAGTACCAAAGGTAACCAGTAGCACCTAACTCAGAAGTTACTTCAATCCAACCAATTTGCGCCATATCAGAACCTGAAACAGTATATTTATCTTTTAAGATAATAGGATTGTTCTCAAAGATATAATCATCAGACTCTAAGCTTTCAGCCATTCCATCAGTTCCTTTAGCAAATTCAGAACCATAGATGAATACACTACATGCAGTAGAAGCAGCAACAGCTTGACCACCAGCTTCATAGTAAGACACTTCAAAACTATTAGCAGCATAGTCTACGCTAGTAACAATTGCTTTATTGGAAGCAGTACCTCCATTTTCAGAAATCATTACAGTTTGTCCTTCTCTAATAGCGATACCTGTTGTGCCTAAAGCGCCAACAGTAGTAGTACCTCCACCTGGAAGAACTGGAGCTAAAACATCATTTACTACAAAAGTTGCAGTGTCATCTCCTGGAGTAGCAACAGTTGTTACATTAGTATATTTAATGTGCAGTCTTCCTTGCTCTGCCCATTTGATAAGGTCAGAAGAAGATGGCATTTCTGCACCAACCATTCTTAAGAACGAGCTGATAGACCTGTTACCATATCTTTCAAATTCTTTCTCATAAGTATCTGGAAGATACTGAGACATGAAATCAAAATCAGTAATATAGTTAGTAGGTTGAGCAATTCGTTCAGCACTAGGGATTAAATCAAACCCTGGTGTAGCTAAAACACTCATATTATTAAGTTTTTAATTTTCAAAATTTATTTACGTTTTCTAATTTTCAATCTATTATTATCGCTAGGCGATGTAACAGATTTAATTTGCAATCCACCCTTTGTAGTTACTTCTGGAACTCTATTCATGCTAAGGTCAATATTTTTAGTTCGTTTCGCATCTGTTGTCACTGCATCAGATTTGCCCTTCTCATAAAAAAACTTCGCAAACTTCTCTGGGTAGCTCGCTATGGCTAAAGAACGATGAAAGCCAGCGTGATCGTTTATTCCATTGTCATCAGAAAACTTCGCAATAAAATTGTTCATGTCTTTCTGTGATGACTTTAGCGTATTCGCTTCTGCTGGTGTGTAAGAAATAACTTGGTCATCAATCTTAAATTCAAAACCTTTGAACTTGTCGTTGAAAACTTCGTCAACCTGCTTCAAGAAGTTATCCCTCATTGATTTAGATTTCTTATCATTTTCTTCAGCTTCTCGTAGCTGTGTCCTATACATTTCCAATTCTTCTTGAGCCTTAGAATCAATAGAGGCCACACTTGACTCAAGGGGCATCTTGTATTGCTCTTTTTGCTCTTCAAAGTATTTTCTAGCAGCAGACACTGCTTTCTTTTTGGCAAGTTTTTTTCTTTTTACATCCTTCTCTTCTTCATACTCTTCATCAAAAGAAAACTCTTCTAACATAGAAGCCACATCCTCATCATCAAGATATTCGTCTGTAGCTTTATAATAGTTAGCCAAAAGCTCATCATGGTCAACTTTTGAAATATCTCTGTTTAACTTAACAAAGTCTTCAATGTTTCGACCAGTTTCTTGTTTATATTTGAAGTAAGCAGCAACATCTTCAGGTAATTCTGGAGCTGTTTCTCTTTCTTCTAATAATTCATCTAGAGAGTTTATGGTTTTGCCATATCTTTCTCCAATATATGAAAGAACGTCTTCATCACTAAATGATGATTTAGTTTCAGCTTCTGTTGCTTCTGCTGTTGTCTCAACAGTAGTCTCTCCAACAGGGGCTTCAACTTTTGCTACTTCAGCATCAACAAATTGTTCTTCGTGCTTCTGAAGTAATTCTTCTTCAACTTGAACTTTAGACTTTTGTTCAACATCGTCTAAGGCTCTTACTTTGAAATCTGCCATTTGATTAAATTTAATTTAGTTATACAAAGATATAAAATTTATAAATACAAAAATAGTCCACTACCTAGGCTCAAACTCAGCTAAATCGAAACCATCTAAACTGTCTTCATTAGATTCAAAGTTTTTTGGAGGTAAATTATTTTTGCGTTGATTAATTAATTCTGACTGTTGAGTGTTCTGTTGCGATATCCTTTTTGCCTTTGCATCTTCTCTTTGAGTCTCTCTAGACTGCAATGCATTTTCAGAAATATCTCTCAACTTCATTTGATACATAAACTCTTCAGCCATCAGTTCTTTTTTAAGCGCAGCTTCTGCTTGCAGTTTTTGTGTTTCTAGTTGCATCTCTGCTTGAACAATTGCAATTTTAGATTGAGCTTCAAGCTCGTACTTCTGCATTTCTGCTTGTATTTTCATTTGCTGTGCCTGCATTTGCTGTTCTCCCTGCATCAGTTGCATGCGCTCTGCATTCTCTTGATCCTTCTCTTGCTTTTGTTTTCTCTTAAGTTTTAACAACTGATTAGCAAGCTTGATGTTTTTTATCTCTCTGATGTCAATCGCATCTTCTAAGTTAATGTCGTTTTTAGAAAGCGCCATCTGAATATTAGCTTCTAATTGAGCTTTTTGCTCTGCATCTGGAGATACTTCAATATGAATACCAAAATCATACAAATATAAATCCTTAATGTCTTCTAAAACTCTGACATTATATTTTCCAATCTTATTTGCAAACTCTTCTTTAAATTCTGCAAACTCTAAAACATCTGATATTCTATATGAAAGACCAAGCGATACTTGACGCAATAAATAAAGACTTGCATCTAATATGTGTCTAGTAGCAGTGTTTGAATTTAAAGCTGCTAGTTTTTGAACACCAACCAAAGCGTTCTCGCTTGGGGTACTAGCATCTCTAGCCTCATTCAATCCTGTTACTGCTCTAATCATATCTAGATAATGATTATAGTTTTGAATAAGCATTTGCATTTTGCCAGTTCCATTATTAGAGTTCAACTGTGTGATAGGAACTTTTCCTTGATTATATTCTCCATCTTGAGTATAGCTTCTGCCAACGACACTACCTGTTTGGAAATACAACCTTAGAGCATCTTCTGGATTGTAAGCGTTGCCTCCACCCAAATCAACCTCATTAAGGCCATCAGCATCAATATAAACGCCATCTGGAACAACTCTAGATATAACCTGTTGTAGTTTTAAGTGTGTAATCTGTATTAAATCAGCAAAAGGAATCATTCGTGAAACTAAAGACTCAATGTTGCCTTTATACATTCGTGGCGCACATGCATAGTATTGTGGTAATGCATATTGACTAGCAGACTTAGGTCGAACCATGTTTTTAGCCATCTCCCACTTCAATACAATGTTTGTTCCCATTACCATTATTCCCTCATACCAAACCTCTATATTTTTTTCTATCTTTTCAAAGTTGCCTTCTTCCATTACCTCTTGAGGTGGATTAAAGGTATCGTCTTTTTCTATAACCCTTTCAGCACCAGATGGTGTTATTTTCTTTTTGTGAACAAACTTCTGAGATGTTTTATAATTAAAATATAATAACGTAGCTGTGTCACGAGCAAAAATACTATTCTGATACCACTGGGCCACATTAAAATAATCATACCAAGTTTGACTATACTTAGCAATTTCTTCCAAATCATTATTTGTTAAACTAGGGTCTATTTTTAAAAGTTCTGTAATAGGTACAGTTTTTATCTCTCCCCAATAAAAACAATCCTTCATAAATGGATCTTCAGTATAACTATACACTAAATTAGCTGGGTCTACATAATCAACTTTAATACCTGCGCCTGGCAAAAACTGTTGTTTCATTGCGCCTATACCTATAACCATTAAGTCATAATCAACACGCTTTCTTAAATCTATGTATTGGTTTTCCTCTAATATTGTGTTTATTGAAATCTCTTCAGCTATTTCTATCGCTGGCTTATATTTCATTTGCATGTATAGCTTTAACTCATCGTCATCGTTAGGAAGCTCTTCTTGTGGCATCGTAAATGTATTGACACCAAATGTTTCTCCTACTTGAGCTAAAAAATCTTTTGACACCATTTGCCTTTCTATATTATCTTGAAATGCATTTTTCTTTTCAGCAGATAAAGCATCTTGAGCTTCACACTTTACAGCAAACAACCTATCTGTCATTCCATTAACAACAATGTCTACAAACTTTGGTAAGATAGGAACTGGAGTCCAGTCAAGGTTTAGATAAGATAAATCTCCATTTATGGCAAGTTCATTTTTATATTTTGCAATCGACTGTTCGCCTCTAGCGTACAACCTTCTTCTGTAAAACTCATTCCACTGATTATAAAATCTACATTGATTGCCATCTTTACGAAACCATTCGTATTGAATAGCCTGACCAATCTGTAGGCCATATTCCATAGTTTTTTTCGTAGAGTCAGACACATACTGACTTGGAAATCCCATTGGTTGAATTTGTATGCTTACTTGTTCCATTATCTTATCAATTCGCTTGTAGTACCTTTGTTGTTATATAATGCAAAGTTAAGCCTAATTTTTGACTGTTTTTGAACAGCAGGCTGATAGAGGTGTTTTTGATTAGCCATAATAGCTAAACCACTGCTAATACTTGCATCAAATTTGGTTCTGTTGTTAATATTAAATCTTGCCCAATCTTCTAGTGTTCTTGTAAAATACATTGTCCCCATTTCATCTCTAGCTCTAAACTGACCATCAATATCTAACCCAACGTGTTTTTCAATATAGCTTTCAATGGCTGCAGCGTGTGCCTGCTTTACATCTTCTGAGCTGTTAGGTATGCCTCCTAACTCTTTTTCTGTAGACGATAATTTGTTTTTGTGTTTGTCTGGCCTGTTCATGCAAAACCCCCTGTACCCTCTGTTTTTAAAATGATACAACAATCTAGGTTTGTTGTTCTCTACTAAAATGGGCATTCCATAAAACACACAAGCCATTAACACCTCTTCAAAGAATATCTCTGCAGTTTGTGGTCTAGCCACATATTGTAAAAAGAATTGATTAGTAGGAGCATCTTCCATGTGAAACTTGGTCATTCCATGCAAAGCGCCATTAGACCCTCCTCCACCAACAGTGCCAGAAATGTCATAGCTATCACAACCAAAAGATCCTAAATGTTCGTTGCCAGGATATTTTACATTGTTTCTTACACTTAACCTGTTTTGCAGGTTTCGCTTGGGCAACCATGAAACTAAAAACCTCCCTTTGTTGTCTGGAGTCCAGACCACCTTGCTGTCTTTTATTCCATTCTCCCAATAAAACTTACCTCTAGTTAAAAAATGCTCTGGAATCAAAGAATCGTTATAGTCTATCTGTTGGTAAATCTTAGTAAGATTAAATAATGAAGCCTTACTCTCATCTCTGAACGCATGAGATTCAGACCTTGGAAACTGTCGATAAAATTCATTTAAGGCATCTGAATCGTGTTTTAAAGACGTAACTTCATTCTTCCAGTAGTCAACTGCACCTTGGTATATATATTCGTTGTCTACGCCTAATATTTCTTTCTCAGGATTTTCAAATACAGGCATCCCATATCTATCTATAAACCCTTCCATGTTCCACTCCATAGGGATAAAAAGATTATACAAACCAGATTTGGTTTGGCCATTAGCATTTCTTTTTTCTAAACTAGAGTCGTAATATAATTTTTTAAAATTGTCTCCCCCTTTTTCTAAAGCATTACAAGTGCTACCCATCATGCACTTACCAATAACCTTATTGCCCAATCGCAAACAGGTTTTTGTTACTCTCCAGTTGCTAAGGATATTATTTGGTCGTATCCACTTTCCACTTTCGTCATGCACTAACAACAAAAGCTTTTCTCCATCGTATGAGTTTTCATCTGTGTTCTTCCAGTCAATAGTGGTGTCTAACCCATCCACTTCTTGAGCAGCAACATCATACATGTTCTTTTTTGTAATCTTACTAGCAGGTACACGATAGGCTAATTCTGTTTTAGGCTTATCCATACCATCTTGAACAGGTTTAAAAAAGAATGGATAATTGTTTGATATGGGAACAACTTTGTCTGTAAACATTTTTTTAGCATCAGCACCAGTCTTTGATAGTATGCCTATGCGTGAGTCCTTAGCTAAAGTAGCGTTATTTACAGCTTCTGAAGACCCCATAAAAGAAAACCCAGAGCGCCTAATCTTTAAATAACACATTCCAAAAGACCTTTTATCTGCCTTGCATGCTTCCCAAAATATATAAAACAATCTATTGGCTTCTCTAAAATCTGGAAGGCCAACATCTATTTTTGTCCATTGCAAATAGGTATAATGACTGCCTGTTATATATGTAGGCTTGCCATTGTTCATAAACCAAAAACCACCCTCTCTTCTATCAAACTCACTTTCAATATAATCTACCCACTTTGCCTTAAAAGACGAGGGCATTTCATTCCATTGGAAAATGCTTTTTACTTTGGATAATTCTTTGGGGTAATCAAAAGATTCCCAATACTGTTCAAGAGATTTATTGCTCCTAGAATAACACTTTTTAGGCGTTGAAGGTAATGCAATTTTTAAATGATTTATTTCATAGATGTCTCCTATTGTGCCATCTTTAGATATAACTACGATATCATATTTGCTGTCGTATCCATACGCCCATGTTTTAGCCTTGTTTTTTCTTGACAAAACAGACTGCGGAATTACTTTCGTAATAACCCTACATAAACTATTTGGATCTTCGTTCTGCAAATCCTTGCGTTATATCGTTTTTTATGTTTTTAGCAGCCATCTCTAAATTTTCTTTTTCAGCTTCTATTCTGCTTAATATTTCAAAAGCATCTTGAATAGCAAGCTTCTTTGTCGCTGCAGCATTTTTTAATCTATCTGCAGCCAACTCGTCTTCAGGGTCTGGCTTTATTATCTTTTCTTTTGCTACCTTTATTAGTTGTTCAACTGCCTCATATCCTGCTTCTATTATTTTTTCTTTAAGTTGATTAGATTTCATGTTGTCATTGTTATATTCCTAGTGTACATTCTATAAAGCTTTTCTCCATCTATTCTGAACTCATATTCGCTTTCAGGTTCAAAACAAACTTCATCTCCTTCTTTTACTCCCAAAGCTTTTAGCTGATCGTTGCTATATTTTATAATTCCTGTTAGTGGTTCTTCTTTAGTTGTTTTGTTGATATAATAATCTTTGGAATCAATAGGCTTTACAAAACAATAGTCTTGAACACAAGTCCAATTTGTATTGTCATCTTTTTTGTACGCATAAAACTGGGAGTCATCTAAAAAGAAAGTATCGTCTTTCAAGAAGCTTTTGCCACTTTTTTCTCTGCCCTTCATGTCATTAAAGAACTTAAATACATTATGATGAACCAAAAGCTTATCGCCTTTTTTGATTGGGCCATCATAGTTGATGGGAGTTTCTAATACCATAGCCTCTCTGTTAGAAAACCTAAAGTCTTCTTTAGAGGTGTTTGTAATAAAAGTTATGTCTCCCCAATCTACAGTATTGTTGTATCTCTGATTTTTATGAGGCTTAACTATAAAATAAAATGGAGACCTCATATTAAAAATTTATACTGTACTCAATAGATACTGGCATGCTTTCACTAAACTCTTTCCAAAGGATAACTTCTTCTTGAGTGTTAATAATAAAAACTTGATAAGAGTTTTTTGTTTTACATCTTTTAATAAGATGAATATTATATTTTTTGTTCAGTATTTCCTGACCAACTATGTAGTGCATCGCACTTGTTTTATAGTCAGCTCCTACTGATATCTTGCGAATAAATTCCATTTAATTTAATTTTAAAATATTGCCAATACATATGATGTTCCAGGGTTATCTGGGCCACCAGGAGTTAAGGCATATACATCTCCATTATTTAACGTACCTGTTGCTGCTGCTCTATCTGGAAAGATTGGTATTCCCCCTTGTGGTGTGCCTGCAGCGCCAGACACATTTATATTAATTGTAGCATTTCCTGCTGCAGCAAATGCACCTAAAGCAATTGCGTTGGGGACAGAAGCGTTTGTGGAAGCGCCTAAAGCTACACAGTTATCTGTTCCTATAGCTAATTGACCTACTGCAGTTACATAAGAATCGGCTGCATTAATACAATTAGCTCTTTCTCCTAAGAAAGTGTTACGTTGTCCATTAACTAAAATATCCCCTGACCTACTGCCAACAGCCACAGTTTCTCTACCACTTGTTAAATTAGACAAAGCTGAAGTACCCACACAAGTTACTGTTCCTGAAGCAAAGCTTGCCAAGGGAGCTGCATTAGCACCGATAATAGTATTATCTTGAACAGAAACCCTACCAGCGCCTGACCCAAGAATGGTGTTGTTGTTTCCTTGAACTGAAAACCCTGCATCGTGACCAATAATTGTATTGTCTAAAACCGAAGCAGCAGCAGACTCTCCTGCTAAATAACCAATAGCTACATTGTTATTTGCTGCGCCAGTAACAGAACCTAGCGCCCTTACACCTATTGTTACGTTTTCATTTCCAGTTAAAGAATTACCTGAACGCTGCCCTATAAATACATTTGCGTTTCCAGTGCTAGAATTTCCTGCCTCAGCACCTAGTGCAGTATTTAGAAGTCCAGTTACATTAGATTGTAAAGCCTCAAAACCTATAGCAGTGTTATCTGAACCATTAGTGTTGTTATTTAAAGCACCATTACCCAAAGCAGAATTATTGCTTCCTGCAAGATTGGATGTCATACTCAATGCACCCAAAGCAGTGTTGCCATCACCAGTAGTGGTGTTTCTCAAAGACTCTAATCCTATGGCAGTATTGTTTTGGCCTTGAGGGTTTATTAACGCCTCCTCTCCATATTGGAGATTATTTGAACCATAAGGATGAACCACATTAGCATAGAAAAGACCCTGAACTATAGTTTGGGTGGGGGCAGTAGGATTACCAATTGTAATATCATATGCAGGTAAAGCTGGATTATTATTATCTATTTGTATTAAATTGGTTGCTACTGCTTTTCCAACTTCTCCAGCCAAACTGCTTCCAATAAATATATCTTTAGCAGTTAAATTAGGTAAATCGTTACTTCTTCCTGTACAAGTAACTTGAATGTCTGTTTGACCAGCAGTTCGTGATACAATACCTACATTTTGCACCAACAATGTTTCTGATGATGGCCTATCTACTGTAAGTTGCCCTGTGGTTTCAGAAACATAAACAATATCTCCAACACTAGGAGCTGTTCCACTAAAGGTTACTGATACATTTGTTAAGTTTCCAATTAAAATAATTTTACCTTCTGACCCATTAGCAATGTCTTCATACACTAATCCACTTGCAGGCATTTGTGCAACAGGGCCTGAGTCTGCTGGAATTACCCTTGGAGTTCCTACAGGGTTAGAGTCTAACTTTACAGGTGTGCCTTTTACTAATACTCCACCTGTTTGATTTTCTACTGTTTTAAGAACTTGGTGTGGTTCTATTTCTGATTGAGCTGTCCATCTTGGCACTTGATCAGAAGTTGTGCCACCACTTCCTTTACTTATTAATACGTCTCCATCATTGCCATAACTTGTAGCTCCAGCAACATCTTTAGCCTGAAGACCACCAGTCTGAATCCATAAAGCTGGGGCTGATGTGTTAAAACTTACTGCCCTAATAGCCTCTGAAGTGCCAGAAGAAGCAAAAATAGCTCTCGTTGCTGCAGTAAGACCAATAGTGGTATTATCAATAGCGCCTCCATTAATATCTACTTGTGGGAAAGTTCCCACGCCTGCAGTTAATGTTAGGTTGCCCTGGTTGTTAATGTTTCCAACACCAATGTAATTTCCATTAAGTGTAATGTTTCCAGTTCCAGTATAATTGCCAGTTAAATTTATATCCTCAGTTGCTGTGTTTCCAGCATCGAGAACTTCTTGTAATGTCACATTGCCTACACTAATAAAATCAGCTAAGGCTTGTACTGTTACTGTCTTAGTAGCATTTGAATCGCTAGTGTCTGTTAACACTAAATAATCACTCGCTTGAGGAGTGATATTGGGATATGCAGAGGTGTTGGAAATCTTTGCCATTTTATTCTTTCTTTGTTACTTCGCCAGTCCTTAAGTCAATAACAGACTCAGCTCCATATTTTTCAACTAATTTTTTTTCTTCTTGAACAAATGATGACTTTACCAATCTAACTTGTTCAATTAAATCTGCTTCATGAAGCTTTACCTCTCCTAATGCTATTTTAAGTTTAGCAAACTCAGAGTTTAGCTCTTGAATGTTTTTTAATTCTTTTTCTTCTAATTTTTGTTTTAATTCTACAGTTTTCATTTTATTTAATTTGATTTATACAAAGATATTAAAATAATTTCAGTAGTTCTTCCAGTTGCTCCACACTAATCCAACCAGCTAATACTGCTATTAAAAGTACGACTGGAACTAAAGAAGAAACTACTTCTAAATAGGGGACTTCCCCACTTTTGCTGTTTTCGGTTTCTTGAATGGTTTTTGTTACAGCACCTCCAACAACAGCATGATCAACAAATGTAAGTAAACCTTTACCTACCTTTTTTAATTGTTTTTTTAAAATTAACTCTTTTAAAATTTTCATAGTTTTAGTTTTATAATTGTGAACTCCACGTTCATATGTTTCTGTATTCTTTCATTGCATCAAAAGATGGACAGGCTTTAGAAGAAAAATCTCTATGGCCATAAATTGTAGCTTTTGGATGCATTTTTTTTAAATATAATAATAGCTGAAATAGGGCTGTTTTTTGAGAAGATGTTCTTGTGTCTTTTGGATTCATGTCTTCATCGCAACCCCCTATATAACAAACCCCTATAGAGTCTTTGTTGTGTCCCTTGCAATGTGCGCCTATTTTATCAACCATGCGCCCATATTCAATAGATCCATCTAGCTTTATAACATAATGATATCCTATTCCAGACCATCCTCTATCTTTGTGCCAGTCATCTATAGTGGCTGCATCTATATCTTGCCCTTCTCTTGTAGCTGAACAATGCACAATAATTTTATCTATATTCCTCATGTGATGTTTATTTACGTACTTTTCGTGCCACATTTCTTCGCTTTCTGCGTTCTTGTTTTCTTTTCTTTGCTTCTTCTAATTTGCGCTTAAGCCTATCTAGCTTATTCTCCATTTCCTGTAAGCTACGCATTTGGGAGTCCACAGATTTTTGGCATTTTTTTTTACCAACACAGTATCTAAAATTATCAGCGTATCTTTGTTTTTAGGATACTCAATAACCACAGTGTCTATAGGCTTAGGCTTATAATCAGCATGACTGACAGAACAACTAATCGCTACTAACAAACTCAATAACATGCCTGTATATCTCATCGGTTTTGTTTTGTACGTTTTTTAATCTTTCTTCTAGTCTAATGATAGCCTCATTATTACCCTCCAAGTCAACGACTTTTTTTTCTAACTCATCCAGTCTATAGGTAGTGGTATAATAAAAACCTCCTACAGATACTAGAAAAATTATTATAGTAGCCAAATATTGTATGTCAATCTTAATCTCTTTCATTATAACTCTACTATAGCTACAGTATATCCTTGTGCCTCTAAATCTTCTTTGACTTTCTCAGAAGCTAGTAAAATAGTTTGAGTCTGCCCTTCAGAAATGTCAGCTTGTGCATTATATAAAGGCTTCATCTCTGTTATTTGTAACACCTTACTGCCTGCTTCAAATGCTGCTGCATTTTCGTAATAGTACATTCCCATTTGCATATCTACACCATTAGCTGCTGCTGCCAGTTCGATTCTTGCGTATGCGCTATCTAACTCAATGCTTGTGCCTTGAATAGTTAATTTAGCTGTATCTGATTTTGAAATTTCTAATGCCATTTTTTTATTTATTTTCTAATTGTTTAACTTTTGCAGACAACTCTTGTACTGCCTTAATCAAAGGCATTACTAATGCTGCATATTGTATTCCTTGTTTACCATTACTGTCTTCGCTCCAACCACTAAAGTTTACACCTAACGAATCCATAGCTGCTTTTACTTCTTGAGCAATAAGACCATTATGAATCTTTTCAGTATCAAACTCTCCTTTGATTGGTGCGCCTTTTTCTTCGTCATACTCAGAACCACCTTCTTTAAATCTATCTTCCAGGATTGCCTCATCCCAATCAGCAGGGTGTTTTCGAGTATAAGTCTTAGGTTTTAATGCGTTGATGAAGTCTAAGCCTAAAGAAGCATCTTCAATGTTCTCTTTAATTCTTTCATCTGAAGTTACTGTCCAATCAACTGTAATGTTGTTGGTAGCTACTGAAGCATTACCCCATATACCAACATTAGATCCTGAAGCAACTGCGCCATTACCACAAGCTATTTGATTTGTACCTGTAGCAGCACAGTCTGCATTAAATCCTATAACAGTATTATTCGTACCTGATGTAATAGAATCTCCTGCATTTGCACCAATACCAACATTACCATCACCAGTGAAGGCAGTTCCTGCAGAATATAACGCATGATATCCAACTGCAACATTGTTGTCATATTCATTAGAACTACTCGTTCCTCCAAGTGCTTGAAAACCCAAAGCAGCATTATTATCTCCACCACCCATATCATACATGGCTTGATAACCAATTGATACATTATTATTATTTCCATTTCCAATTCTACCTGAACTACTTCCTATCGCAATGTTAAAACTACCTGTATTATTTTGACCACAATTTTCTCCAATATAAATATTGAGACCAACATTGCCTGAGTTTTGACCTGCTTGTTTACCAATCATTATTGCGTTAGATTGGCTTGTTATATTCGTACCTGCATTTTCTCCTATGGTAATAATTCCTGAGCCACTTGTAATAGAATCTCCTGCATTTAAGCCTATTCGTATATTGCTTCCTGCATCATCAAGTTCCATTATTTCATCGCCTGCGAAATTCTCAATAAAGAAATTGGTGCTGCTTGCTGTATTACCTTGTCCTCTTACGTGAAGCGTTGCAGTAGGTGCAGTAAACGTAGTGCCAAGATTTATACCTAATTTAGTTTGATTAGCATTAGCAAAATCGCCATGTAACAATATCTGACCACTACGACCTAAAGCCAAACTACTATTTTGAGTAGTTGCTACGTTATAGCCAAGTGCCATTTGATATGTTCCAGTATTTACACCACCAGCATAAGCACCTAAATATAAATTTTGAGCGCCACTTGTATTAGTATAACCAGCACGATAACCTAAAGCTGCGTTATTTGAACCAAGATTAATTGAGCCTAAACTTAAACTACCAAATCCAGCGTTTCTTTGACCACTTGACAAAAACTTTAAACTATCTACCCCAAAAGCTGAATTTTCACCACCACTAACCACCGCGCTTTGCATAGATAAAGAGCCTACTGCTGTGTTTTTTTGACCAGTTGCTTGTTGTAAAGCTGCGTAACCTATTGCAGTGTTTTGAGCATTTGTGCTTACATTTGATAATGTAAATCCTCCAACTGCTGTATTACTTCCACCAGTTGTTATCGCATCTCCTGACTCTTGTCCTAATAAGACATTAAAGTTAGAGCTTGTTATAGATTTACCAGCACTTGGCCCAATACATAAATTCCCTTGTGCATTATTAAGTGTTCCAGTTTGTGCAGCACCACCAGCAGTTGTTCCATTTCCAATCCAAACACTAAAACGACCAGCAGTTGAACTATCTTGTGTTAAACAATCGGTTAATCCATCTAAGTCTGAAGCACCACCGCCTCCTGCTGCAACGAAGCTTAAATTACCTGCTCCATCTGTTTGAAGAACATCACTAGCGTTTCCATCTGCTGCTGGGAAGGTGTAGTCGTTAATTGTTAATGTGCCATTAGGGATACTTACGTTGTCACTTGAATCTATAGCAATGGCATCTGAAGTTGGACTAGCAGTGGGAACATCACTACGAGTGATTTTAAATGAGTCATCTGTGCCATCTGTATATATAGACCATCTTCGTGCATTGGCTTCATTGAACTGTAAGATAGAATCATCAGTCCCTGTGGAGTCGATTATGAATCTAGAGTGACCTCCATTGCTCTCAAACTTAGTGTCTAAGTCTGAACTAGCATTTAAAACATGTAATGCAAAACTTGGGGATGCTGTTCCAATACCTAAGCGATTATTAGAATCATCCCAAAAGAAGTTTGCGTTGTCTTGTGCTAACACACCTGCTGCGCCAGCAAATAATACTGAACCTGCAGTTGCCCCATTTACAATCTCTCCTATCTTTAATATCCCACTTGTTAAGTCTGATGGATTTATTCTTACGTTGGTGTTTGTTCCTCCACCTATATAACCCACTAACCCTGTAATGTTTGATAGGGTTGCTTCTGAGTTAAAATCTGAAAATTTAGTTGCCATTTTTATTTTTTTATGCTGCTTCTGTTGTTATTTGATCTCCTGCTTCAGTAACGATTGCATCTTCTGGTGGAGTCATGCCCACCTCTGTAACTAGGTCGTTAGGGCTTGGCCCACTTCCACCTCCAGGTAGCTGAATAAAAACAGAAGTTGATATGCCTGCACCTATGCCTGTACTCATGCTACCAATTAGCTATTATAGTTCCAGTTACTGTAGTGCCAGTAGCAAATACTCTAATTACAAATACAGGCAAAAAAGTTCCTCCCTTTACGCCTGAATATGTTACCTCACTTCCTGAAGTTGTTTTTACTTTTATATCTCCATCTGTAGGGATATACAAAATACAACCTTCGCTGTGGTTAGCTTTAGATTCTAAAAATATTTTATATTGCTTGGCAGCGTCTTGTAATATATTTGCAGAAAGCGACAATACTGTTGCGCTATCAACAGCAGTAACTGTAGCAATTGTTCCATCTGTGATGTTTACTATGATTGCTCCAGCTTTTAATCCTTGTATTTGTGTAAAGTCTTGTGTTGCATCTGTAAGCTTGTCTGCAGGAATACTTGCATCAGACTCTCCAGTTATTTGAGAAGAGCTTTCTAAAGGTATGTCTATAGTATCACTTGGAATGACATTGGCAGCTAACCCTACTTGTAATTTTTGATACGCCATTATTTATTTTTTTTATATGGAAACATTCGATTCAAAGAGTCTCTTCTCTCAGAACAACCACAGTCTTTGCCTAACGCTTTTGCGCCTTTTTCTACAATATTTTTGATCCCTGTAACTCTAGTTACTTTTTCTATTGTATCGCCTAAACCTTTAGACTGCCTGCGAGAAGAACTTGCTTTGAACTTAGCCATATGTTTACTTTCTAATTAATTTTCCTAAATGTCCTTTTACACTCTTAGGGTAATGCTTTTCATATTTCATAGAATGATCGCCACCATAAGCATGTCCATATTCTTTTTTAGACATAGCTTTACTTTCGTCTCTTCTGTCTTTTAAAGATTGCTTGTGTTTGCCTTTGTGCTTGTTGCCTAAAGACTCATCAAGTCTTGCATTATATCCTTGTTTTTTTGCCATTATATTATTTTTACTTACGCATTTTTAAAATTTATTTTTTCTTACAAGCAAAATTCTTAGCAAAGTTAGCTTTTTTTACAATAGCTTCACTGTACTTTTTGGTATTGCCCATTACCATTTTAGCAGCCTCACACGAAGACATGCCTTTCTTTTTTGCCCATCTACTAAAAGAACCTCGCTCTTTTGGGCTTATCTCTATATCTAGTTTCTTTTTTTTCGCCATAATACAAAGATACTAATATTTTCCTCTTCTAGTTTTAGGAGAGCTTTTTGTTGACCCTCCTTTGCCTGCCCACAAGTGCTTGCAGGCCCAATATCTAGCTGTCAACTTAGACTTGGCTGTTCCACACTTGTGTCTAGCTTTGAAACTCTTTCTCGCAGCAGGCGAATAATTATGACCATACCCCTTTGCTCCAAAGTGGATGATTTTTTCTTTGCCACTCTCGCAGGCTTTTACCATTTTCTTTTTGCCTGGTCTTGTAGATGACCTGACTTTGTTACAAGCCATTTTTGCTTTATTAACTCTAGTAGCCACCTTTTTTAGTTTTTACTTTTTTACCTTTAGATTTAGCATATTTCGTAGCTGCAGCTTTACCTTTTTTGGTATATGCAAATTTCTTTTTTCCTACTGTTGGCATAATCTTATCGTTTTGATTTTACTTTTGCTTTTGCAGTATTAGAAACAAATTGCTTCTTACTGCCTCCTTGACTTTTTTTCTTGCGAGCAGTTTTTGCTCTCTCTGCTTTTGAAAGACTACGTGCTTTAGATAATGGCAAACACCTGTCTGGGTTCTTTTTGTTTTTGCTAGTACCACATGCTCCTTTAATAGAACCATCAGTGCCTATACGAACCCACTTCTCGTCTCTCCATTTTTTTAATGCGCCCATTACTTTCTCTTTTTACCTTTTGCGTAATTAGGATCTTTGCAATATTTACTTGCTGCCATATTAGCATAAGCCGAAGGATACCTATCAAAGGTTCTCTTTGCCCAGGCTATTCCTGCAGCACAAATCTTATTGCCCTTTTTTTTCTTTAACTTACTCATGACTTTTTACCTCTTGCTTTTTTATCTCCCTTAGTATCATTAGTATCTCCTCTGTTACTTTTGGCTTTACAAAAAGTAAGTATGGTTTTGCCTTTATATATCTTATGGCATGCATCTAATCCATCGCCATTGCCATACGTTTTCTTCTTTCTATTAAACCTATTTAACTTGCTGCGCTTTTTAGTGGCCTCTTTGCTTTTGTTGTACTCTTTGTCATAAGCTTTTTTCTTTGCGTATGCGTCAGGGTTTTTTTTATAGTAGTCAGAGGTTTTCATATCTTTACAAAGATACTAAAATTAAATATACTCAATTTCATGAAACACTACATACCACGAGACTATCTAAAATATTATAGAGTAATTAGATATTTCTTTTGTGCCAAGTATAATATAAGCTATCCAGACCTGGAGCTTTTGTTTTTCCTATACTCAGAAAAATACTTTAAGAGAAAAGACTTTGACAACTATGCATCTCTCTATAGCTGGGATGATAATAGGTTTTATAGACTTACTAATGCTGGGTGGATAGATACCTTTAAGAGACACAAGAGTGGTAACAAGGTAATATACAAAGTGTCCTATAAGGCAGTAAGGATGATTGACTCCTTTTACAAAAAATTAGCTGGAGAAGAAATCCCTGAGTCCCCCTCCAGCAATCCTTTGTTTTTAAAAAATGTCAAGTACACAGATAAGGTGTACAGAAATATGATTAAAGATATGAATGAGTTTATTCGACAACAACGACATCTCGCTCCTGAATAATAGTTCTAGGCTCTCCAGAAATAATCATAGTAAAAGACCTGGCTTTATCGTAATACACCACATCGCCTTTGGCGATCGAATTTACTTCAGTTCCTGGAGCTATTACTTTAGCCTTGTTATATCTAAACCCTTCCTTGTCCTGAGCAGATAATAAGATGCCACTCTCTGTCTTTATATCTTCTTTGATGGTCTCGACTACTATATATTTATTTATTGGCTTCATTTTATTCCTAAGTTTACTTTTTCTTTTAAGTGCTTTAAGTCGTTAATCTTTTTTTCCCAAGTCTCCTTTTCATTTTCAGGAAGCTCGTTTCTATTTAAGATGTCCTCATATCTATCTACGCTCTCATCACAATATTCATTGACCATCTTTATTTCTTTGACATCTAAATAAACCTTAGAGTATATATACTCCTGCTCATCGCCTGGGTCTGATAATATATAACTACTCATGATCCTCGTATGTTCTTGCTAGTGTAACAATGGCGTTTGTAGACATAATGGTGGTAGCCACACTAACAGCATTTAACAATGCGCTCTTTGTAACCTTCGCTGGATCTATGATGCCACTTTCCATTAAGTCAACCTTTGCTTTGCTGTTGGCGTTAAAACCCATAGTGTGCCAATGTGATGAGTCTATGTTTGAAAACATTTCAGCAAGCTCCTCGCCATCGCACCCTGCGTTACGCATGATAGTTTCAAATGGCTTCTTTAATGCCCTGCTCAATATACAGCCTGCTGCCCACTCTTCATTGCTTGATGATTTTTTATCGCCCCAATGTGTTATGTTATATAGAGAGTCGAAATTAAATAATGCCAATCCTCCCCCTGGAAGTACACCTTCTTCATTTGCTGCACGAACAGCACACACTGCATCTTCAATCCTATCGTACCTTTCCTTTTGCTCTGTGTCTGTAAAGCCCCCAACAAATATAGCACCCAGGCTACCACCCAATGTTGCAATCCTAGTTGCAATGTGGTCTTTGTCAGCTTTGCTAGTGGCGTTTTTATATTGAGCATCTAATTCTAAAAGTCGATTAGCAACCTCATCGCTGATGTAATTGCTTTCTTTAGTGAGTATAGTCTCGTTCCTACTTACTACTACCTTCTTTATTTTTCCTAAGTCTTCAACAGTAGCTAGGCTTAAGTCATCGCCAGTGCGCTCTGAGAAATAAGTGGCGTTGAAAGAAATAGCCAGGTCTGATAATAATTCCTGCGACTTCCATCCAAAGCTTGGTGGATCTATAACACACACCCTAACTTTGTTCTTAACAACATTAGCAGCTAAAGTGTTTAACATATTGGGAGAACATGGCGCAACAATAAGTAACTTGCCCTGCTTTAAAACAATTGGCTTTAACAACTTCTCCAACTCAAAGATATTGTCCAACTGCTTGTCTGAAACAAATAAATAACAGTCTTCAAATATACACTGGTCTTTCTCGTGGTTGTTTATAAAGTGACTTGAGCTGTATCCCCTGTCTAACTTTAAGCCATCAATAACATGAGAGTAGGTCTTCTCTGTGTCAGACTTCTCTACAGTTACAACTCCTGACCTACCAACCTGCCAATAAGCTTCGCCAATTATTTGGCCCAACCCCTTGTCGTTGTTAGCAGATATAGTAGCAATGTCAACAAGCTTCTTCTTGGTGTTAATCTTAATGGAGTTCTTTTCTAAAAACTCCACGTACTCATTTGCAATACGAACAATCTCATTTAATAACACTGTCCTGTTTAATGCGACCTCGCTGTTTTCTAATTCCCATATTATCTCATTGACAATGGCCTCTGCCAATACAATAGATGTAGTCGTTCCATCACCAGCATCCAATGCAGTCTTTGCTGCAGCTTGCTTGACAACTTTAATCGCTAAGTTTTCAATGGGGTCTAAAAGGTCAATGGACTTCGCAACTGTTACGCCATCTTTAGTAACAGTGATTCCATGTGTGTGAGATTGAGACTCTATCAACACTGTCTGACCCTGTGGGCCTAATGTCGATTTAACTGCCTTAGATAATTTTGATATTCCTGAAATTAGTTTCTTTCTAGCATCTGTGTCAAACGCTAAATTTTTAGGAGAATAGCTTCCTTGATTCATACTTGATTAAATTTAATTTTAAACAAATATAAATAAAAAAATAAAGCGTGTACTAAAAAAACACTACTTGTACTAAAAAAGTACTAAGCATGATGACTTTAAATACTACTATACTCTTTATATATATCTCTTTATATATATCTAAAACTTTCTAAAAATTTGGAGAAAAAATCGTCATATCGTCATAGTTGGTAGTTAAGTTGTTGTAAACCAACGAATTAAGTTATGACGAAATAGAAATAAAATCGTCATGAGTATGACGATAATGGAAATAAAAAAGGGATGACCAACGCCATCCCTTCACACACACACTAAAAAGGAAACAATTATAGTTTCTTAAATAAGTCTAAGTTAGCTTTTGCTAATTCATTACCCTCAGCAATCATGCGAACTTTTTCAGCTCTCTTCATTGCCTTACGCATCTTAGCAGCTTTTGATATTCCAGAGATAGGTTCTTTAGAATCATTAATCAATCTACCCTTCTCTACTTTGAATCCTAACTCGCTAGGTTTTATATTATCTAAATACATAGTCTTTCTTTTAAAACAAAGATAATAAATTTATATCAGATATATAGAACCTCTGGGTTCTATGGCGAAATACCAGCAAGACCCCCAAAAAAAAAATCAGATTATAACCTAGCAAAAATGGGTTTTCAACCTAGCGCCTTGGATTTTTTTGGCTTTTTTCCCTAGGGCTACTAGGTTAGATCATTGGACGTTTAACCTAGCCCTACCCTAGTCTCCATGGTTTACGCAGTCCCCACATAACGCACATATTTCTAGAGACAAGCAACCACGTACATGCGTGGGCTAATAAAGAAAAAAAACGTGTGTACTAGATGATGCCATCTAGGGATATTGGCATCAATACTCCTCTTCGACTAGATACGCCAACCTAGTCTATGCCATTCCCTCTTACCATGTCCAATCTAGTGCCAACCTTCCCTCACTAGATAGGTAAACCTAGACCAATACCTTCCCTTAATCTAGTATTTCTAGGTTACAGACAGAGAGTCTTTACCTAGCCCCATCTAGCATCTTGATTATAGCAAATATTCCCACTAGATTTAGACCCCTGCTAACCTGCTCTGTGTCAAGCAGTTACAAAGACAAGCTATTAAAATGCTGATTTTATTCTACTAGATTAGATCCTAGGTATGAGGCGAACATATTAAAATAAAAAAAATGTAAAAAAAATTTACTAGATGTGGAAGCGTAAAAAATGCGTAGACAATTTGTAAATAACGAAAATGGTTGTATCTTTGGAGTGTCACTCGCTGACATCGTTCTTTTACATGCTGACCTACCTTACACTAGATGCGAACGTGCCAATTCCTAGATTGGGTACTAGTTGAAGAGTTCAAGGAACGCTAGATTAGGTAGAGATAATTTCCAAAGGTCAGATATGAATCCGAAGTACTAGATTACACGCTAGATTAGAAGACTGCCATGATAAGAGCAGTAGCTAACCTAGTGGACTTTCATGGTAACTAGGTTTAGCCAACCAAAAAGGATAGAGTGAAGGAGGTGCGCCTCTGGAATCTCCTAGATGGGAAGCGTTCAGATACTAGATTAAATCTGAGAACAACCTAGTGAGAGTAGAGAGAATAACCTAGGAAAAGGATTGAGGGGATGAAAATTCTGAAATCGAAACTAGATTAGCAGACCTAGTAGGTGTAGATAAGGACTAGATGGTAAACCAAAAAGGGTTAAGCCTACCATAAGTCACTAGAAGTAATCGAACAAACACCGAAACGCATCATGAAGTCTAATCTAGTTCATTAGGTTTGGCAACCTAGTGCTGATGAGATTGCCAAGAAGATTTAAACCAAGAAATCATGGAAAAGAAATTGAGAAACCTAGTAGAAGCTTTAGAATTAACTAACGAAGAACTACTGAACATAGTTCAGACTAGAAGTGAGCATTCATTACTTGCTCAGGAGATTCTAGATGAGAGAATGAAATTTGAATTAGTTTAAACCAAAAAGGATAGAAAAATGAAGCTAATAAAA